GGTTATGCTCTTTCCCGCACTCCGGCGAGCATGTGACCCGTTTCGTGCCCCCGTGCTCAAACATTTTTCCGCAAACGACACAGGCCCGAAGCGGATCAATCCGGCGGCGTTCATACCGAGCGGGGTTAATTCGGTCTTGTTGGCGTGGTAAAACGCCAGCGCCGTCACGCGGTCATATTCCTAACCTTGTACTTCACGATTCTTCCCTCCGTTCGTTTTATTGCGGCTTCCTGCGCTTTTTCCGTGGCAGGTTCGTGGTGGTATCCTGCAGCGTCGAGTGCTTGACGGATGAGGTCGGTCGTCATTTTGAGCGCCCCCCTTCCACCACCAGAGCAGCAACCCGAAACAATTCGTCAACATCGAAATCAAGTTTCATCAGCGCTTCCGCGCAAGCTTCTCTTCCCATCATTTGCTGGACGCACATCAGCTTCAGCCGTTGTTCCGGCGTCAGCGATTCGTCGAACGACTTCACGCGCTTTTCCGCAACCCGTTCCGCAAAGTTGATGACGTTTGAGCGTTTCGGCGCCGAGGCCTCGAGCTCCTGGGGCGCGATCGGTTCCGGTACGTCTTCCATCATGATCGGCAAAGTCGGATTCTCGACCTTCTCGAAAAACAGCGTTTTGCAGTCGAAATGATGGCAGTTCACGCCGAGCTGAATGTATTCGTCCGTCTCCGTGTCCACCATCACCCACCAGCCGGAACGGTCTTCGATGAGCCGGCGGGCGAAGGCGATAACGTCAATTTCACCGCGCCCATAGTTGTTGGCCATATCGAATGCGTAGTCGTCGGTCAGCCGTTGATCCGTTTGGCCTCGCTTGATCTGTCCGGCCAGGATCGCTTTCCAGACGTGCGCGAGCGTCCATTTTGCCGGCGGCTTGATCGGTTTGACTTCGACGAACGGCGAGAAAACGCGGATTGATTGGTGCGTGTGGGTCTGGTATTCGATGTTGCGGACTTCCTGGCGGAACAACTTTTGCAACACTTCCGAAACCGGGTCATCGTAGGTGAAGAACAGCGCGTCCCACAACGGGCCGGTGAAGATGTATTCGGTGACTTCCTTCCCGGGTTTCAGCGCATCCGTAAGGTCGGTCACATGGACGCTGAGTTCGTCACCATAACCCCGGTAATGCTTGAAACGGATGTTCTCGGTCCGGAAGTACCAATCTTCGTGGGTGTTGGCCAGTTCTTCGAACGGAACTTCATTGATGCTGTCGCGGATGATCATTTTCGAATCCCTCCGTATGTGGTATATTGGAGGGGCAGAGCGACCGGCAAGTTGTTCTGCCCCAGACCCTCGTCGGTGTGCCAGACCGGCGGGGGGTGTTTCTTTTTACACCATTATACCATGAACATTTATAAATGTAAATGGGAACTTATGTTCTATTTTCGAATTTTTCGAGGAAAAATCGGAATAATTCCGAATTAAATACGTGATGTTGCGCTCTATTCCGTGATAATCTTGTACCGTGAAGGCAACCGCAGGGTTGCCTTCACGTTTTACGCCGCGCTTCCCCGAAGACGCAGCGCCCGCATACTGCTTCCGGCAGGGGCAAATGTCGGAAGTGCCGGCATCTGGTTGTACTCTGATCCGAGTACACCGCTGTACTCTAATTAGAGGACAGTCGCGAAACACGCATAAAAACGCCCGAAAATCCTTATGTATCAAGGGATTCGGGCATTTATTGTACTCGGATTGGAGGACATCGGGGTGTACTCTATTTAGAGGACACCTTTGTACTCGGATTAGAGTACACTTTTGTACTCTAATTAGAGGACAATCGGAAAAATTCCTACATTAGAGCGACGACGCTAAAGAAATAAATAAATAAATATATATACGTATTAAGTAACTGTATATCGTAACAAGATACATAGAGAGTTCAGCGAAACGCTGGGCTCTTTTTTTTATTTACAAAAAGGAGTGTGAACAGTGAATGAATTCATCCTGACACGACACGCCTTCGAACGCTACTGTCAGCGGGTCGAGAGGATTAAACGCGACGAACTGGTTGAGCTGCTCCGGCAGCACGCAGAAAGACCGACGCATAAAAAACGCGGTTATATCGAGCTGGCCGGTGTGTGGTGGAGATACGGCATTCGCGACAGCGTGCTGATCCTATACACCTGTTATGGTCGGCATCACATGGACCTACCTGCTGCGATCCGATGGGCGAAACGACACCGGGACAGAATCAACCTGGGAGGGGGTGAAGCACGATGACGGACGTTCTCGCGGGCGCAAACGTTGACAATTACAAGCCGACGGCGAAGGAGAAAAAACTGATTGACGTCTTGTGTGATCCGGCGCACCGATACAAAAACATCACCCAAATTTGTCAAGTGGCCGGAATCAGCCGCGAGGCGTATTACAAGATGTTCCGCAAGCCTCAATTTGTCGCCTATTACAACCGCGTGCAATTTGAGGTCGTGAAGCAGAACATTGCGAAGGTGCTGGCGGCTACAATCGAATTCGCAATATCTGATCCGAAATGCCATCAGGATCGGAAGATGCTGCTTGAGATGGGTAACATGTACACGGAAAAAGTGAAGCAGGAAATCACCGGAGAAGGCGGCGGTCCGATCACGGTTGTTTTCAGCGACAAGATGAAGCCGCCGGGTGATGCGTGATGAAGATCGTCATCCCATACGAGCCGCAGCCGCGCCAGCAACTCTATCACCAGACCGTCGACGTGGACGAGCTGCTTTACGGCGGCGCCGCGGGCGGTGGAAAGACCGAGGCGACCATATGGGACGCGCTCTATTACGGGCTCACGTATCCGCAGAGCCGGCAAATCATCTTTCGCCGGACGTTTCAGGACCTCGAACGCTCGATCATCGCGCGGACGTTACAGGTTTATCCGCCCGAGCTCGCCAAATACAATGCCAGCAAGCATACATGGACCCTGATCAACGGCAGCATTATCGAGCTCGCGCATTGGGACCAGGACAGCGACTATCTCAAATACCAAGGCGCCGAATATGACGTCGTGCGCTGGGAGGAGCTCACCCAATTCAAGGAGAGCTGGTACGTTCTTATGCTCTCTCGCGTCCGCGGGAGCCGGCCGTATCCGCGCTTTGTCAAATCCACGACAAACCCGGGAAATGAAGGGCATACGTGGGTGAAGAAGCGATTCATCGACATTGGCCCGCCGGAACAGGTGCATACCGTGCAGGAAACGACGGATGACGGCGAATCGATGTATTACCCGCCCGACCACCCGAAAGCCGGCCAGCCGATCGTGTCTCGACGGATCTTTATACCCGCGCGTGTCAGTGACAACCAAAAGCTGCTTGAGGCGGATCCGGATTATGTAGCCCGGTTGATGAGGCTGCCGGACAAAGAGCGGCGGCAACTGCTCGAAGGTGATTGGGATACGTTCGCCGGCCAGTATTTCGAGGAGTGGAGCCGCTCGATCCACGTCGTCGAGCCGTTCGAGATCCCGCACGATTGGCGCAGATACCGGGCGCTGGACGAGGGGTACAATGATCCTTTTGTATGTCTGTGGATCGCAGTCGACCGGCAGGGGTTTGCATACGTCTATCGCGAGGTCGTGCGCCGGAAACTGCTGTCCCGCGAACAGGCGCAGCTTGTTAAGCAGCTCACCGGCGATGAAGTCATTGACTATTCCGTCGGGGATACGTCGTTCTGGAACAAGTCGAAGGTCGATACGAACGAATCGCCGGCCGAAATCTACGCCAAAGAGGGCGTGCCGCTGATCCAGGCGAACAAGGAGCGCGTCAACGGCTGGAAACGTCTGCGCGACTGGCTCAAACCGATCGAAGTGGTCGACCCGGTGACGGGCAAAACCTACACGACCGCAAAGCTGCGGGTGTTCTCGACGTGCACCCAGACCATCGAGGCGATTCCGGCCATGATCCACGACGAGCACAACCCCGAAGACGTGGCCGAACACGAGCTGGACCATATCCCGGACGCGCTGCGGTATTGGGTGATGAGCCGCCCGATGCCGGCAAAACCCGAACCGCCGAAACATCCGACGACCGAAGAAATGGTGCGCCGGCACATCGACAAACTGGACCGCGCGGCGAAGCGCGGCCGAAAGGTGGAATATCTTGGATGATCACGCTGTTTGTGACCGCAATTCTGGCGCAGGCGGCTTTTTTTATTGCCGCGATACTGATTGACCGGCATCTGTGGCGCCGGCACATGTCCGCGAAAGAACGCGAATGGAACGCCGAGCGCAAGGATCTGCTCGACCGTATCCAGGCGCCGAACTTCGGTGAGTACACCCGAAAGGTTGTGCTCGAGAAGAAACTTGAGCAGCCGCCGGACGAGCGGGAACGCCCGCCGGAATTTATCTCATAGGGGGACGATGACCCATGAAACTGTTCGAACTGTGCATTGGTGATCTGCGCCGCCTGGTCCCGGCGGAATCCGCGGAAGAAGCGCGCCGGATCGGCCAAGACCCGACGAAGCACCCGGACATCCACTTCATGCCGTTTGAGGTGCGGGA